ACATGATCGACACCACCACCGGCACGGCCGCAATGGCATACACCGGCAAAACCCCATGGCATGGCCTTGGCCAAGCTTTGAGCGCTGATGCGGACATCACAACATGGACACATGAGGCGGGCCTAGCTTATGACGTGCTTGAATCCCCCGTACTGTTTCGCACCGCAGCCGCGAGCGAACCGGAAGCTTTCAAAGGGCGCAAAGTACTACACCGCAGCGACACCGGCGCACCCTTGGCCGTTGTTTCGGACGGCTACCACGTGGTGCAGCCTGCCGAGGTTATGGGGTTTTTTGATAACTTGGTCAAGCTTGGCGGGTTTCAATTGGAAACGGCGGGCGCGTTAAGTTACGGGCGGCGCGTTTGGGCGCTGGCATCCGTGGGCGCTGGCGCGGATATTGTCGAAGGGGACACCGTCAAGCCTTACTTATTGCTTGGCACGTCATATGATGGAACAATGGCCACTGTGGCCAAGTTCACCACCGTGCGCGTGGTTTGTAATAACACGATAACGGCGGCGCTTGGTGATAATTCCGCCTCGGTGCGCGTGCTGCACTCTGAGCGATTCGACGCGGACGCGGTCCGGTTAGAGCTTGGCATTGTGGCCAATAATTGGGAGCGCTTTTTAATTGAATCGCGCAAGCTGGCGGGCGTGCCCATGGTGGCCGAATCGGCGGATGCGTTTGTATCTGAGCTGCTCAAGCCTTACCATACGGGCAAAATCGACATCAGCGAATCACGGGCATACAAGCGAATCATGACGTTATTCAACGGCGCGGCTATCGGTTCGGACATCGGCGGCGTGGCGGGCACGCGTTGGGCAATGCTTAACGCGGTGACTGAATTAGTCGATCATGAGCGCGGCCGCAGCGACAATACGCGCCTCGAATCGGCGTGGTTCGGCACCGGTGCAGCGATTAAAAACCGAGCGATGGAGCTGCTCACGGCTTAACTGATGCGTTTTAATGCATGGTTTCATTCGGGAATCATGCATTATTTTGCACTTTTACCCCGTTAATTTGCCCGGGGTAAACCGGGCCCCGGCCCTCGCACCGGTTCCCGTGCTAATCGTGGCACGCACCGCGCCACGGCCCGCGTGATTCGCGGGCCGTGTTCCCCGTGGCCGTGGCCACGGTTCGCGCACCGGCGGCAGCCGGTGCGCGTTTGCTGGCGCTTTTGCCCTTTTCCTTTTGCCTTGGTTCGCGGGCCGCGCAGCGCGGCCCGCGTTACTTTTCCCTAATTGGTGGCGGCGGGGGCGGGCGGGCTCGACGCGGAAAGACCTATTGCTGGCGCTGGTTCGATAGAAACAATTCATTGGACGCGGTGCGCGGAGCTGGCACAATGGAGGCCTCAACAACAGAAAGGATAGAGCGATGACAATCACCAAGCAATATTGGTTCCTGAGAATCGGCAGCGACTGCCTCGATGATTCACTCTGCTACAAAACAAAGCAGGCCGCGATTAATAAGTATCAGCGCGTCGCGCAAGAGCTGGCGCAGTATGAGCAGGAAATTGAGGCCTCACTGCATCGCGCTTCACGGCGCGAGACCCTCGACGAATATCCGGATTGTTTGTTGTCTCTCGGTCCCCGTGGCGGCGTAAGAATTGAGGGCTGCTGATATGTTGCTCAATTTCTACGAAGACCCGGGGCACGGCTGGCTGGCCGTGCCGCGCACCACATCGACCCTAGCCTGACGCTCGAAACTGAGGAGAAACAACATGAACAGAAAAGAACTGATTAACGAGGTACTGAACCAAATACTTCAAGACGCAAAGAACTGCGACCTGACCGCTATCGAGGAACTCATCATCAATATCCCCGACGAAACGCTGATGGCATACCTGCCCGAAGAAACACAAGGAGAAATGCGCCCGACTACGTAGAACTTCCGGCAAACGAGAACATTTAACCGGCTATCGGGGACTGGTCCCCGATAGAAATAATTCATTAGCCACGGGCCGTGGGCCGTGATGTAATTGCATCACGGCTTGAATGAAGCCGCACTCAGAAAGGATAGAGAAATGAAAAACCCTTTAGCTTGTTACCGTAATGATTTGTTCGGCAGCCGTGGCGTGGACGTGGGCGCGGCTTTGACATATGTCAACGAGTTGGCCACTGCTAGCAGCGACGGTGTGGCAGTGCAGACCGCAGCATACGTGCTGCTCAACACCATGTTGGGTGCCATGGATCAGGTGCTGAATGCACCCAGTCCCGAGCGCCTCGCGTTGATTGCGTTGATCGATGAACGGATCGCGGCTAGCGCGATCAACATCGACCAGCAGATCAGCGACTGGATGGATAGTAACGTTGACCATGACGATCTGATCAGCGAATGGCTGTCTAATAACTTCGACGTGAACGACTACAACGTCGACGACGTGGTGGACGATAAGATCAAGGAATGGGCATCGGACAATCTGGCCGATGAAGTGGAATCAGTAATTAAAAATAGTTTGACATTTAGCGTAATAGTCAATTAAAATACAAGCACTGGATCAGCCGGTCCAGTGCAACCTAGAAAGGATAGAGTTATGAAACGCAAAGTCAATCCACTGATCCACGCGATCAACGAAGCATCTAACAAGGCCCGCAGAGAAGCTCATGAGATGATCGAGAAAGCAAAGACTCTCGATAAACTGCGTATGAAAATACGAGTCAACTATTCTCCGATCTTTAAAGATCTTGACCAGTCCGTGCATAGTCTGTACCTGCGGACTGGTCATTACAAGCCAACCATCGAGGTGGGCCTGAACAAACTGGACGGGTTCAAAGATCCAGTGCTCGTTAAGATCCTCGACTTCCTTATGGATAAGTCGACCAGTGTTAAGACAACCGACTGGCCCAACTGGATGAACCGTGACTACAACATCGAGATGGAAGATGTAGTTATCTGCATCTCTGCTTACGTCCGGTCGGACAGCCCGACCTGTCGTAAGGTCAAGGTCGGAACAAAGATCGAGGAAGTCGACCAGTTCGAACTGATCTGCGACTGATCCGCGATCTGGCCGACAGTGTCGGCCAGTACAGGACCCAGAGCCCGGACCGTAAGGTCCGGGCTCTTTTTATTTAAGAAACAGAAGTATTAGTTTCATTTAGGAAACAGAAGTATTAGTTTACTTCTATTTAGGAAACAGAAGTATTAGTTTCATTTAGGAAACAAAAGTATTACAAATAGCTTTTTTCTATCGCTTTTTTTAAGCGATAGTTTTTTTCTATTATTCTTCCCTCAAAGGTGGTGGCGGGGGTGGGTGGGCCCGCCGGATACCTCTCTGTCCTGCCTGCCTGCCGGTCTGTCTGTCAGTTCTGAAGGAGGGGGGGGCCATTTTGGGTACCGTCAGCGACAGCGAAGGACACAGGCCATGTTTTAGCCAAACAAAAAGCTTTTGAAAGTCTGACCCCCACCCCTACCCCCGTCCCCATAAAACACCCCCCTTGTTTGTAAAAAGGCTTGGGGTGGGTTAATATATAAAAAATTCAGAACCTGAAGGTCTGCCCGTGAGTACCACGCAACAACAAGATGTCGAGGCCGAGCGCCTCCGACTAGAACTCCGCCTCCAACTACTGGATGCCCAAGAGAAAGCCACCACCAGCTTTCTTGACTTCTGCAAGTACGTGTGGCCCGAGATGCTCGTTGGGGAACACCATAAGATCATTGCGGAAGCCTTTGACCGCGTCATTGCTGGTAAATGCAAGCGCCTGATGATTGCCATGCCCCCGCGCCACGGTAAGTCCCAATTGGGCAGCTATTTGTTCCCTGCCTACGTGATGGGCAAAATCCCAGACAGCAAGCTCATCGTCGGTTCTCACACCGCCGAGCTTGCCCAACGCTTCGGTCGCATGATCCGTAATCTGGTAGACGAGGACAAATACAAAGAACTCTTTCCAACTGTTGGTTTGTCCGCTGACTCCAAGGCTGCCGGTCGGTGGAACACGAAAGGTGGTGGTGAAGCCTTTTTCATCGGCAAGGGCGGTGCGATGACGGGCCGTGGCGGTAACATCGTGATCCTTGATGACATCTTGGATGAGCAGGATGCGTTATCCGAGACTGCTATGGAGAATACGTGGGAGTGGTACACGTCGGGCCCTCGTCAGCGGTTACAGCCAAACGGTTCAATTATTGTAATTAATACGCGTTGGAAGACGGATGACCTGAGTGGTCGCTTACTCCGTCAGCAGGGGCAGTTGAAGTCGGACCAGTGGGAGGTGATCGAGTTCCCTGCTATTTTGCCCAGTGGCAATCCGTTGTGGCCCGGGTACTGGAGCCTTGACGAGTTAGAGAAGGTCAAGGTGTCCATTGGCATGAAGAAGTGGCAGGCGCAGTGGCAGCAGGCCCCGACGAATGATGAGGGGGCCATATTGAAGCGGGAGTGGTGGCGCAAGTGGAAGTCGGACGAGCCGCCGTCTTGTGAGTATTTGATCCAGACGTATGACACGGCGTACAGCAAGAAGGAGAGT